TGTCCTTGATGATATTTTGAGTCACGAGGCATACTTAACTCCTACCATACCTACACTACATAATATATACGTTCAAAATATTTATAGTAGATGTCTTCACCTTCACCATCAAAAAAGGTTTTATCAGACTTAAAAGCTTCTATTTTAAATCCAGCACTTACTTCACATTTTCAGTGTTGGTTCAATCCTCCTCCAAAAGTAAGAAACTGGATAACAGAAAAAGTAGGTGCTGGACTTGGAATTGTTTATGATGGAAATGCGGAGTTTATTTCATTATCTTGTGCAGAAGCATCACTTCCTGGATCTTCTTTAGCAACTCACGAAATTAATAATGATCATACTGGTGTAACTGAAAGACATGCATATAGAAGGCAGTATGATGCTACAACAGCATTTACTTTTTATGTAGATCATGATTATGACATCATATACTTTTTTGAAAACTGGATGTCTTTTATTGTTAATGAGCAAATAGCTAATGGATTAAATAACTCAAATTATTCTTATAGAGTCAATTTTCCAAAAGATTACCAAACAGAACTTTATATTAATAAATTTGAAAGAGATTATAGGGGAAGATATTTAGAATATAGATTTTTAAATGCATATCCAATTAGTATTGATTCAATGCCAGTTTCTTACGAAACTTCTCAATTATTAAAGTGTACTGTAACGTTTAATTATTCAAGATATGTTGTTGGTGGAAAATATCTTGAAACAATAAATCAAGATCAAACAGAATTTCAAAATTCTATTGATAGGGGAGTGAGATTGGGAGATATTCGTGGAACAAGAACGATAGGACAAACTGGTGCGGGAACTTTTGCTGAATTGGATCAAATAAATGGAGATATTGGTTGATAAATAGTCATACTGAAACTTATATCAGAGTATTATGCCTTTACCAAAAATTGCCACACCAACATATGAGTTGGAATTGCCATCAACAAAAGAAACAATTCAATATAGACCTTTTTTAGTTAAAGAAGAAAAATTATTAGTACTAGCACTTGAAGGTGAGAATACAAAGGAAATTACAACAGCAATTAAAAACGTAATTAAATCTTGTATTCACACAAAAGGAATTAAAGTAGAAATTCTTCCTACATTTGATATTGAATATCTCTTTTTAAATATTAGAGGTAAATCTGTTGGAGAAGAAATTGAAGTAAATATTATCTGTCCAGATGATGGTGAAACTTATGTTCCTGTAAAAATTAATATTGATGACATTAAAGTAAAAGAAAGTGAAGAACATACAAATAAGATTAAAGTTGATTCTGCAATTGTGATGGAAATGAAATATCCATCATTAGATCAATTCATCAAGAGTAATTTTGATTTTAACTCTAATGATACGATGAATCAATCTTTTGATTTAGTTGCAACATGTATTGATAAAATTTATAATGAACAAGAAGTCTGGGTAGCAGCAGATTGTACTAAAAAAGAACTTGTTGAATTTCTTGAGCAAATGAATTCATCACAATTCAAAGAAATTGAAAAGTTCTTTGAGACAATGCCAAAACTTTCGCATGAAGTTAAAGTTATTAACCCAAAAACTGACGTTGAAAGTACTGTGATACTGGAAGGACTTTCAAGTTTTTTCGCATAGCCCTCATCCACATGGATTTGGAGAGTTATTTTAAATTAAATTTCTCTCTAATGCAATATCATAAATATTCATTAACAGAAATTGAAAATATGATACCCTGGGAGAGGGATGTGTACGTTGAATTATTAAGATCGCATTTAGAGGAAGAAAAACTTAAACAGAAGCAAAATGTCTGAAAGAAACAATCCAAAAGAATCAGACCCTAAACAATCTTCTCTTTCTTTATATGATGGAGTTGGTGAAGAAGACTTGGTTGATGAAGAAATAGATGAAAGAATATTAAAAATTATTGGGTTGGATGGTGTTTATGATATTGATTATGGGACATATTTAAGCAATTTAAAGGAAAAACTTGTTGCAATTAGTATTGGTGATAAAGAACTTGCAAGAGAAGAACAAATACTTTTGCAAGATGAATTTAAAAGAGTTAAGGGAAAAGTTGGTAGATTTACAATTAAAAAAAAGAAAATAACTGCAGAAAGTATTGGTGTAACTGGTCCGATTAGAGTTTCAACGGATAAGTTTTATCTTACATCTAAAGCAATTATTCCACAACCAGAAGCAACAACTCAAGAAGAATCTTCAAAAGACGTTAAAGATATTAGTGAAGCACTTGATGCACTATTAAAAAGTATAACAGAGCAAAATAAACAAGAAAGAAAAAAATCAGAACAATCCAGAAAAATAGACGAACAAAATAAAAGAACAAAAAGTGAGGCATCTTTAGAAAAACCACTTCAAAAAGCAGTTGGATTGGTTAAAAAATTAGTTGCACCATTTCAAAGTATTTTGGATAGAATTATGAAATTCATTCAATTTACTTTTATTGGATTTCTTGTTGATAAAGTTTTGAAATGGTTTGCTGATCCAAAAAATGATAAAAAAGTTAAAATTCTTGGTAGATTTCTAAAGGATTGGTGGCCTTCTTTACTGGGTGCTTTTGTTCTATTTGCAACACCTTTTGGTGCATTCGTTCGTGGCACTTTAAAACTTTTAAGAGGATTTATACCTCAAATAGCAAGACTTATACTAGCAAATCCTGTAGCATTTACTGCTGTTGGTATTGGTGCAGCAATGACTACAGCAACACTTGTTGCAAATCAACAAAAATCTGCTAATGAAGAAATATTATTTCCAGAAAAAGATAAAGATGGAAAACCTATAAAAAAAACACCACAACAAAGAGTTTCTGAAATTCAAAAAAAAGCAGATATGCAGTTGGCAAATCCAATGGGAGCAGGTCCTATTGGGTCAACTTTTAGTGGTGGTGGAAGAGTCAAAAGAAATTCTTTTTTTGGTGGTAAAGAAGTTAACGTAAAGGATATTGCTTTTAATGAGGGTGGTGATATTGGTGATGATAGTGGAATGAGAATTACAGGAGCAGGTCCTGATACTCAATTAATTGCTGCACAACCAGGTGAAGTCGTAATGTCAAAAAAAGCAGTTGATAAACATGGAGCAAACTTTTTCTTAGGATTGAATAAAAAAGCAGGTGGAACTAATATTCCAAAGATGGTGAATAATATTCAACTTGCTCAGGGTGGTGGAATGGTCGGTAAATCAGGAATGTCTGGTTTTAATGGTAGTTCTGGTAAATCAGGAATGTCTGGTTTTAATGGTAGTTCTGGTAAATCAGGAATGTCTGGTTTTAATGGTAGTTCTGGTAAATCAGGAATGTCTGTAAGTGGATTTGGAAAAGATACTCAGGCATTTGGATTAGCAGGTGGTGGAACTGCTGTATTGCAACCAGGAGAAGCTGTTCTTCAAGTTGGTGCTCGTGAAAGAATGATCAACCAAACTGGTCTTGATCCTTTGAGCTTTAATGTTGGTCCAAATGCAAACAAACCACGTAACTTTGGGTATCAGGACGGTGGGATTGTTGGTATGCAAGGTGGTGGTATTCTTGGAGCACTTGGTGGACTTGGAAAGGCAGTCTCTTCATTAAGAAATCCATTTGCTGGTGCCCCTGCGCAAATGCCCGGAGCTGGTGGTCCTGATGGCGGAATAAATCCATTCAAAAATCCAAAGGCATGGTTTGGTCTTGGAGAGAATACACGCATCCCAAATGAAAGAACGGCAAAATTTGGAAATCCGTTAGACTACTTTAGAAACAATCCTAATCCAAATACTTTGTTTGGTGATGATTCTTTGCAAAGAGGTATGAGCAATAAAACTTTTGCTTCTGGCGGAAAACCAGGTATATTTGGTAGGCCACAGCAAGCGTTCAACCCATTTAGGCCAGCTAACTTAGGTGGTCCTGGATCTGGTCCGACACCAATAACTCGTCAAATTGTGAAAAGACTTGCACCTAGATTAGCGGGTGCTGCACGTCTTTCTTCACCAATTGGATTGGGCATAGAAGGTGGACAGTTACTAGGAAATATGGGAATTGAGTACGGTAAACGCAGGGATAAAGAAAAAGAAGCACAACAACAATTTTATGTTAATGCAATAACAGGAAAAAATTATAATACAAGTGTATCTGGACAACCAGCACAATTGACGCAAACCAAACCCAGAGGATTTGGAGAAAATATTCAACATGCAATACATCAATCCAAAAACTTTTTATCAGGAATGTCTGGTAAATCAGGAATGTCTGGTTTTAATGGTAGTTCTGGTAAATCAGGAATGTCTGGTTTTAATGGTAGTTCTGGTGGATTAGCAATGATTGGTGGTGGACGTTTTGCTCAAACACCTGGTGGTGGATTAGATCCACGTTTTCTGCGTAAACTTGGAGAGTTGGGAGTGCCAGGAACAGGTTCTGTAATGGCACCACTAAGTAGCGGACCAAAAGATATATATGGGAATCAACAAACTGGAGCAAACTATCAAAATAAATTATTTGGTATGAATATAGGTAATCCCTTCGGACATCAAGATGGTGCATCTGGTCAGTATGATTCAAATGAAAAATCTAGATATGAGAAGATGACACGAAGAAAATTTATTCCAACACTTTATGGAGATTATCGTGGGACTGAACAAGGAATGCCTGGACTAACTAGGCCAACTAGAGTCCCAAGACAATCAATAACATCAACTGATCCCAAAAAAGAAAATGATAAATTTATTGGTGAATC